TCTTCTCACCGCAGGACGAACAGCGTCTGATGGCGACGCTATGGAGCCAGCAGATCAAGGACGACCCGCTGGCCTTCGTGAGGCTGGCGTTCCCGTGGGGTAAGCCCGGCACGCCGCTGGAGCATTTTGAGGGGCCGCGCGTATGGCAGCGCGAGGTGCTGCTGGAGCTGCGGGACCACATCCGCGCCAACAATGGCAAGATAGACTACGAGACGTTCAGGATGGCGACGTCATCCGGGCGCGGTATCGGCAAGTCGGCGCTGGTGAGTTGGCTGGTGATCTGGATGCTGACGACGCGGATCGGCTCGACGACCATCGTGTCGGCCAACTCGGAATCGCAGCTCCGCAGCGTCACATGGGCCGAGATTACGAAATGGCTGAGCATGTCGCTTCAGAACCACTGGTTCGAGGTGTCGGCCACCCGCGTCGCCCCGGCCAAATGGATCACGGAGCTGGTCGAGCGGGATCTGAAGCTGGGCACGCGCTACTGGGGCGTCGAGGGGCGCCTGTGGTCGGCCGAGAACCCGGACAGTTACGCGGGCGTTCACAACTTCGCGGGCGTCATGCTGATCTTCGACGAGGCCAGCGGCATCGACGACAGTATATGGTCGGTCGCCAGCGGCTTCTTCACGGAGAACACGCCGCACAGGTTCTGGCTGGCGTTCAGCAACCCGCGCCGCAACTCGGGCTATTTCTACGAGTGCTTTAACTCGAAGCGGGACTTCTGGCGCAACAAGATCGTAGACGCCAGATCGGTCGAGGGGACGGACAAGCAGGTCTACCAGCAGATCATCGACGAGTATGGGCCGGACAGCACGCAGGCGCACGTCGAGGTCTATGGTGAGTTTCCGAACGCAGGGGATGACCAGTTCATCCCGGCGTCGCTGGTGGCCGAGGCGGCGGCAAGGCCGAAGTGGGCGGACCAGAGCGCGCCCATCGTGATCGGGGTGGACCCGGCGCGGTTTGGGTCGGACGCGACGGTCATAGCGGTGCGGCAGGGCAGGGACATCGTCGCGATCCAGCGGCACCGCGGCGACGACACCATGACGGTCGTGGGACACGTCATCGACGCCATACAGACCTACACGCCGGCGCTGGTGGTCATCGACGAGGGCGGGCTGGGCGCGGGCGTCGTCGACCGGCTCAAGGAGCAGAGGTATAAGATCAGGGGCGTCAACTTCGGGCAGCGCAGCAGCAAGCCGATCATGTATGGCAACAAGCGGGCCGAGATGTGGGGGTCGATGAAGGAATGGCTGAAGACGGCGAGCATTCCCAACGACAGATATCTGAAGGGCGACCTGACGGGGCCGATGATGAAGCCGGACTCGAAGGGGGCGATCTTTCTGGAGAGCAAGAAGGATATGAAAAGCAGGGGTCTGGCATCCCCCGACGCCGCGGACGCGATAGCCGTTACTTTCGCTTTCCCCGTGGCGCACAGAGAGGCGCGAGTAGACAATCGCCCTAGAATAAGCTACGGTTCGGGCGCGAACACATCATCATGGATGGCGTCCTGATGGCCAGGAAATCCGTATCATTGTCCGTCGGGCGCGGCGAGAAGCTGTCCACGAAGGAAGGCGCTGGCCTGACCGCCAAGGGTCGGGCCAAATATAATGCCGCCACCGGCAGCAAACTGAAGCCCCCGGCCCCGAACCCGAAGACAAAAGCCGACGAGGGGCGCAAAAAGTCATTTTGTGCCCGTATGGGCGGCGTTGTCGCCAAGTCGAAGAACGCCGAACGGGCGAAAGCCAGCATGAAGAGGTGGAACTGTGGCAAGTAAACCCGGTCTCTACGCCAATATTCACGCCAAAAAGGCCCGAATCGCCGCCGGATCGGGCGAAAAGATGCGTAAACCGGGGGCCAAAGGCGCTCCGACCGACAAAGCGTTCAAGCAGTCCGCCAAAACGAGGAAAAAGTGATGCCTCTGGTCAAATCAACCTCCAAAAACGCCTTCCGCAAGAATATCAAGGCCGAAATAGCCGCCGGGAAGCCCCCGAAACAGGCCGTGGCCATCGCGTATTCTACCAAACGCGCTGCGGCAAAGAAGGGCAAATCGTGTAAATAATGCCCCAAAACGCTTTTGCTCCCGCCCCTCAGAACGCCATGCTCCGCGCCTATGAGCCGACATGGAAGGAGCAAATTGCGGCCTATCTGATGGGCAACGCGCGGCCATCACCAGAACGGCGTCAGTTTGCGACAGGCATATCCGACATTCTTGGCTATCTGCCCGGCGTCGGCAACGTCCTGCAAGGTCAGGAAGCCGCTCGCGCTGGCGACACCAAAGGCACGATCATGGCTATGCTGCCGATTCCCGGCGCGAACGTAGCCGCGCGGGCTGAGCAGGAAATTGCCAGGGACGTGGCCAAAGGCATTCGGGCGTATCACGGCTCACCGCACAGTTTTGAGCGGTTTGATATGTCGAAGATCGGCACAGGCGAAGGCGCGCAAGCATATGGCCACGGACTGTATTTTGCGGAGCATGAGCCTGTCGCTGAAGGATATAGAGAGACTTTATCTCCGTTTGGCCGTGGCACAGAACCAGAAGACATAGCTGCTCGCGTGCTACAGGCCACGAAAGGCGATCAGGACGCGGCGCTTGAAGAATTACGACGGCGGACAAACGAAGCGATGGCCCGTCGTGAGCCATATGAAGGCGTCCAGAAACTTATGCAGGCCCGCAATGTTGTGAACACTAACCCCGGCGTTGCAGGGCATATGTATGAGGTTAATATTAAAGCCGACCCGGAGCATTTTATAGATTGGGACAGGCCTATAAATGAACAGTCTACAGCGGTAAAAAATGCTGTTCGCAACTTACCTTACGGGCAAGAAGATTGGGTGTTGTCGTCAAGCGACCCTATGTTGGCATTAGAAGATGCGCGCTCTGCCTGGATGCAGAAATCTGGCATGGATACGCGCGGGCCGCAAAATCACAGGGCGGCGGTAACTAAAGATTTGGCCAGCGCAGGGCTCCCCGGCGTTAAATATCTTGATCGCGGGTCTCGCGCTGCGGGCGAAGGCTCACGGAATTATGTTGTGTTTGACGACAAAATCGTAGAGATTATGCGAAAATACGGGCTTATGGGGCCGATTGGCGCTGGGATTGCCGCCAAGATACTGGAACGCCAGCAGCAGCGGCAGGAAATGTAATGGACGACAACGGCATCAAGGGCGCAAAATCGGTCGCTGGCGGGGACGACGACGTTCTCAACACCATGCGCGGGCGGCTGAAGATCGCCGTGTCGGCCTACAGCGACAGCCGCGAGGACGAGCTGGACGACCTCCGGTTTATGGCCGGAAGCCCCGACAATCAGTGGCAATGGCCGGCGGACGTGCTGGCGACGCGCGGCTCGGTGCAGGGCCAGACGATTAACGCCCGCCCGTGCCTGACGATCAACAAGCTGCCGCAGCACGTCCGGCTCGTGACCAACGAGCAGCGCCAGAACCGGCCGCAGGGCAAGGTCATCCCGGCCGACGACCTTGCGGACGTGCAGGTGGCGGACATCTTCAACGGGATCGTGCGCCATATTGAGTATCTGTCGGACGCGGACGTGGCCTACGACACGGCCTGCGACAATCAGGTCACCTACGGCGAGGGCTATATCCGCCTCGTGACGGAGTATTGCCGCGAGGACAGCTTCGATCAGGACATCAAGATCAAGCGCGTCAGAAACGCCTTCTCGGTCTATATGGACCCGTCCATTCAGGACCCCTGCGGCGCGGACGCCGAGTGGTGCTTCATCACCGAGGACGTGCTGAAGGAAGACTATGAGCGCATGTTCCCGGACGCTGCGCCGATCTCGTCGCTACAGGCGCAGGGCGTGGGCGACCAGACGCTCGCCATGTGGGTCAACAGCGAGACGATCCGCATCGCGGAGTATTTCTACTACGAGCATAAAAAGGCGACCCTGAACCTCTATCCGGGCAATCTGACCGCGTTTGACGGCACGCCGCAGGACAAGATGCTGAAGCAGCAGTTCGGCAAGCCGCTGCGCAGCCGGTCGGTCGACCGCAAGCAGGTCAAGTGGGTCAAGACGAACGGCTACGAAATCCTTGAGAGCAGCGACT